GGATGCCCCGCTCCAGCGCGTCCTTGGCCCTTACGGTACGACCCTCTCCGTAGTCCGTACCGACCGCATCCACGTCCGCGTCGCGGCCCTGCGCCACGGCATCCAAGAACATGCCGTGATAGCCATCCACCTCACGCTGGAACTCGGCCTTGGCCTCCTTGCCCAGTGGCTCGTTAGGATTGCCCTCGGCCTTGTACTTGCTGCTGGTGATGTACGTGGGCTTGACGCCACGCTGTGCCAGTGCGCCACTGCGATCCTCATGCACTGCGACCACACCGATAGAGCCAACGCCACCGCTAGGGGACACGTAGAGCTCCTCAGCCTGACTGCCCAGCCAATACGCGGCGCTATACGCGACGTGGTTGGCGATGGCCGTGATGGGCTTGCTGCCGCCACGCGCCGCACGGATCTCGTCGGCCAGCTCGGGGATGCCATGCACCACGCCACCGGGACTGTCGATGTCGAACAGCACGCCATCCACGTCCTTGTCGGCCATGGCCGCGCGGAACTGCCGGCGCATGCCCTCCACACTGGTCCCGCCGCTGCTATTCGCAAGGAGGCCAGCCTTGGGGGACACCACGCCATACATGGGAATGACCGCGATGTTGTGGGCCTTCTTGCCGCCCTCCCTCGGCCCATTGGCCGTGGCCGCGACGGCGAGCCGCTCGGCGATCTCTTCCTCGTCGAGGCGCACGCCAGCGACGCGCCCTTGGAGAATGTCCACGATCACCTGCATGGTGTCTGGCGTGATGGCCCATGGCGTGTCGTACACCATGGCCAGAATGTGCGGATACAGCGCCCCGTTCATCTCAGCATGACCTCCATATAGCCCTGTGGGGCCGCACCATTCTGGCTGGGCTGGCTTCCATTCTGCGCTGGCGCCTTCTCCTTGGGCAACAGGAGGGGCTGAGGCGGCTTGGGCAGGCTCGTTTGGGGAGTCTTGCCGGGGCTGACGAAGAGCATGTTCTGTGGGACCACGTAGACCTCGTCGCCTTCGACCACCGGGAGGCCCACGGCCTGCTTGAACTGTGCGCGAGTGATCAAGCCCTTGGTGGCAGCGTCCTGATTGCGCTTCCACACGTCGGCGGCGTTCTCCTGCATGGCCGTGGCCTTGGACCAGTCGAAGTCGACGTCGTAGTCCAGCAGGTTGGCGAACTCATCCAGCAGTTGGATCTCCAACTCGGCCGCGATCAATCGCTGGCTCGGGATGATGCTCTCCTCGTAGGCTGCCTTGCGGGCCTCGCCGAAGTTGGAGAATGTGCTGCGGTCCAAGCCGGCACCGAGGCCAGCCACGATGGCCGCGACCCCAAGGACGGCGGTGATGCGCTCCTCTGGGATCTTGCGCAGGTCACGCAGGTTCATCTGCTCAGGCGACCAGCTCGCGACCTTCAGGTCCACGGGCACGCTGCTGACGAATGGCTCGCCGCGCTTGTCCCCGCTGAACTTGGACATGAAGGTTTCCTTCATCTCCTCGGGGTCTTTGAAGCGACCAGTGGGGCCGGTGGTGTTGGCTGGGCTGAGCACGATGCCCGGCACGCCCAAGTTGCGCATCAGGCTGGCGGTGAGGTTGCTGGCCTCGTCGTCGGTGTAGATCTCCCTAAACAGGCTGGCCAGCGCACTCATGCCCTTGCGTGGATTGTGCTTATCCAAGCCGTCACGGAAGTGGATGATGTCCTCTGGCCTGTAGGCCCACGTCACACCGTCGATGCTGTACTCGTACCAGCCGATGAACTGGTCGCTGCGGGTCTCGTCCCATGCAGGCTCGGTCATCCAACTGGGCAGCCACCACAGTTGCTCCACGCGACCCATGCTGTTGCGGACCTTGAGCCAGTAAGCGTTGCCCGTGCATTTGAAGTCCGTGATGGTGGCCATCCACTGCGCCACGCCGCTGTAGTACAGATTGGGACGCTCGAGCAGTTGGAGCATGCGACCGGGGCCGGTGGCACGCGGCTTGATGAACTTGGTGGGCGCTCCCTCGTCCTCGTTGGCCCGCGCGATGCGCACAGGCGCCTCTGGGAAGTTCCTCGCCATCCAGCCCACGGCAGCCACGACGGCGCTGTTGGTGCTGGCATCGCCTACCCAGTACTCGTAGTCGTACTGCGTGCGGTTCATGTAGCCGTAGCGCCCGCCGCCCGACTTCCACCACTTCATGTCGTCGGTGCGCTTGAAGTAGCCGCCCATGGCCGTGCTAGCCGACCATATGCCTCGCACAGCCGACGCGCCGATGTCTAACGGCGCACGGATCACGCTGGACACCGCCCGAGTCAGGCGGCTCATACCGCGTAGCCCATACCCGGCTCATCACCCCACGCTAGCCAGCGTCCGATCGCCATGGTCAAGGCCACCATCCCGTCGATACGGTCACTGCTCTTGCGCTTGCTCGGCCGAACGTTGCCCCATGGGTCCATCTCGAGTTCGACGTTCTCGGCCATCCAACGCAGGATAGGGTTCCCGCCATGCCGCAGCATACCCTCCAACACCAAACGCTCTAACTCACGCCACGGCGCAGACAATCCAGCGTAGGTCTGGCTGACGGGAGTCATGTTGGCGCCGGCACCTTGGAGATTGTTGACCAACTGGCTGGCATTCCAGCGGTCGTAGGCGATCTCACCGATGGCGTACTGGGTGGCCAGTGTCTCTAGCTCGGCCTCCACCGCCAAGTAGTCGGTCACGTCGCCATTGGTGGGAATCAGGTAGCCATCACGCACCCACTGCTGATAGGGCACGCCATCGTTGCGACTGCGCGTGTCGATGCCCTCCTCTGGACACCAAAAGCGGCTGACCAAGTCGTAACTGCCATCCGCCTTGCGAAAAGCCAGCACCAGCGCCGTCAGGTCACGCACAGACGCTAGGTCGAGTCCGCCATAGCATCCCCAGCCCGGCTCGATGGACTCTATAGCGGTGTTAGCGGGCTTATCCCACTCCCGCATGTCGATGCCCTTCATGCTGGCTGCCGTGGGCATGTTCAGACGGAAGCGGAAGAAGGCCGTTTGCCTGCTCGGGCTGCGCTCGGCCTTGGCGGCGCTCTGGATGAGGTCGTCGATGAACACGCTGCGCCCAAGGTTGGGATTGGCCTTGCCCCAGTTGGCGGTGTCCCATGGGTCGTCCTTGGGGTCCAGCGTGGCGATGTATCCGAAGATCCCGTCGTCCTTGTTGCGCTTCTCCAGGATACCCACCACGTCCTGCCGGACATCCCACCAGATGCCTTGGCGGCGCACTCCAGCCGTCGTGATGATAAAGAGCATGGGCTGCATGCGAGCCGCCGTAGCCGTCTCCAAGTTGTCGTACAGCTCACCATCTGTATGCACATGCAGCTCATCGATGATGGCCCCATGCACGTTGATGCCTTGGCTGCTGTCGCTGTCCTTACCTAACGGCTCGAACTTGCTGCCCGTGGCAGGGTCGAAGATGATGCTGGTGCTCTCACGGATCTGGAGTTGCTTGCTTAGGTCGGCGCTGCCCTTGACGGCCATACGCGCGTCGTTCCAACTGATCTTGGCCTGATCGCGCTTCGTGGCGGCGCTGTACACGTCGGCACCGCTCTCCCCGTCGAAGAAGGCGAGTCGCAGGCCCACGCCAGCGCCGATGAGCGTCTTACCGTTCTTCTTGCCGACCTCTACATACACCATGCGAAAGCGCCGTGTCCACTTGCCCACGCGCTCGTTCCAACGCTTCCAGCCGAAGGCGCTCCCGATGATGAACTGCTGCCATGGCTCCAAGTAGACGGGTTGGCCACCCATCTCGCCCTTCCAGTGACGCAGCGCAGCAGGAAAGAAGTCGATGCTGCTCTCAGCCTCCTTGCTGTCCCACGCCAAGTCCTCATCGTGGCCAGCAAGGTCATCTAGGTGACGCTGACAAGCCAGCCGCACGAACTCGCCTGTGACCACCACGCCCTCCACCACGTCCCATGCGTAGGCCGTGGCTCGGTCGACGTCGTCGGGGCGTTGGCTCGGCGGGCTAGCCTTCGGTGCCCGAACCCGTCTTGCGGTCGCTGTGCCAGCGGTCAAGTGCGCTTTCCTTTTCCTTGGGGGTCACACGGATGCGGCTGCGCTCCACCGGGTTCAGGCCCAAGCGGTCCTCGATGCGCTCGATGCGTCCCAGCGTGCGGTCCCAGCCGTTCATCAGCGTGTTCAGGCTGCTACGCCCGGTGCTCTCGCTGAGGATGAACATGCCCTCGCTGTTGATCTTGCCCATGATGAAGCTCGCGACGTTATGCAGTCGGCACAGTCGCGCCACCATGGGGTAGTCGGCTCGGACCAGCCACGCCCCTGCGTGCGTCCAGTACAAGTCCCAATACCTGCGTCCCTCGGTGCCGCGCCGGATGTCTGGCGGCGGCTCGGGCACTTCGCCATGCAGGGGCTTGGTCTCGGGCAGCGTCCCGTGCTGATTCAGGCGTGCGGCGTTGCTGCGGTCTTTCAGTTTGACCCCAGCGGGCTTGCTCAGCAACTTGATATCCGTAGCGATGGGCTTGTTGCCCCTAAGAGCCATGTCGCACCCAGAGTTGCTCGCTATACCAAGCACTCGGCGTCACGCGCTGTCCTTTCAGGCACTCGTAGCCTTGCGCCAGCCATGTGCGGCCTAACGCTCGGGCACGCTCGCGATAGAGCTCCTGCTCGGCCTTGAAGTGGTTGAAGTGGAACTCGATCTGGAGCACGTCCGTATACGGAAGGCTGCGTAGTTCCTCCCAGAAGTCCCACTCGCCATACTCGATGTCGATCTTCAGCGCCTGCGGCTGAACCCACTCGTACAGTGCCCTAAAGGACAAGGCCGGCACGCGCAGCGGAGCTCGCTTCGGGGCGCTGAACTGCGTGTAATGCGTCGTGGTGTGCCCGTTCGTGTTGCGACTGAGCATGGCCCAGCCGCCCTCCCCATTGACCGCCACGTTGAGCACATGCACATGCTCGTCAGCGTTGAGCATGGCCATACGAGCGTTGTCGGGGTCGGCCTCCACCGCGATGACCTGCGTGGCGCCGCGTTGACGCATCAACCGAGCGCTCGCACCGATATGCGCGCCAAGGTCGAGCGCTTTGCCGCTCAACTGAGGCATGCGCTTGTAGTGAGCGAACGTCTGATGGAGCTCAGTCACGTCGTTGGTCCATGGGCGCGTCCACAAACCATGGCATTCGTCCATCACCATGCCGTCGAGGTGCGTCTGAGGCGCCTCAGGCGGTTTGAGCATCGCTAATGCCATGAAACCAGCCTAGCATCGTCTGAAAGTGCCGATTCTGGACTTCGAGCCTCTAAAGAGGACGAATGGGGCGAAAAGGACACTCTGAGCTCGGAGCACTAACGGTTCCTTGCTGGGCGCGATCCTGCGGTTTC